CGCTTCGCTTATTTGCTTAGCTTCGCTGTTTGTTCTCCAGGGGAGAGGTTTAGTCAAGTAATGGACCGTATTTGCCGTTGTTAATTTCTATGTCCCTGCGATCGAGGCCTCCGGGTGTAGTGATTGCCTTAACGGCTTGTATTAGAGAAGAAGTGATACCTTCTTGGTTGCTGATTGTTGCCATATCCCGCAGTGAATTAACTATATCCCCGACCAAGTCGGGAATTGCGGTGATGGCTTCTCGCCAACCTTCATTGGCTTTGATGAGTTCTATATTTGCCGCTACCTCTTTGAGTTTGTCGCGGGTAAGTTGCGCTTGGGCATCGGTTAAATGATGCTGTTTAGCTATTAGCGTCGTCTCTTGGTTTACTTTATGTTCTTGCTGTTTTGTAAGTGATGTTTGGGCTTGTGTCTGTTGCCCTTTATTAATTGATGTATACGCGTTCATCGCGCTGTTTACACCCTCCGTCATCGAGGAGATGGGCTGATATTGTGCGCCGCCTGGTGTAGATGCTGGTGCGCGTGCGGCGAGTATAGGGTTGAGTCCTGCGGCTCTTAAGTCTGCCATTGCACGCTGGTGTGCGGTGTTCGACATTTGGGCCTGAAAGCCCATTTGTTTATTTGCTGATATTTTAGCTTCGCTGTTTGCGTCTTTTGCGCTGAAATAGCTGAGTGCGCCTGACGCTACGCTGCCGAGTGCTGAGCTTACTGCTCCCATGTTTTTACCTCGATGATATGTCCGACGATTTTTCCGCCGAATAGCCGTGCGGATGCTTTGCCTTTGTTGGTTGTTGCCCAACGGATAACAGGCAGTTTTAAGTCTTGCGCCAGCATGTGCGCCTGGCGCTCTATAGCTAAGTGATTTCCATATGCTTGGTACACGATAAGTGCGTCGTCGGTTGTTAGATAATTAAACCAACTATCCCCAAATTCGAGGATAGGGAACGCGAGAATTTCCTTATCCCCGCTTTTTTGCAGATATTGTTCTGCGTGTTTTGGCATCAGAAGTGATCAATAAGACCAGGTACTGAGAAGAGAGGCATAGGCCTCGCGCATTGATAGTTGAAGTAACAATCCATGAGAAAGTCCGGTTCCGAGGGTACTGCGACCACCCGATCTACGGGTGGATTTTCTGTAATAAATGTTTCGTTAAGTTCTGGCAGTGATGCGAACTCTTGTGAGAGATGCCACGAGTCTAGTGAACCGGCCGCGTCGCTTCTAAGTAGTCCGGTAATTTTGGATTGTTTGTATCTGTATTCAGCCCACCGTTCCTGGTAGCCGAAGACTCGTTCGTTATCGGGTGTTCCGGTTGATCCGGTGTCGACGGTTTGGTCTTGAGCGTAGATTTCTTTGTTGAGTACAGCTTGTTCACCAATGTGAGATAAAGCGGGCCAAAAGAAGTCATAACGTGTTTGTCTGGACCACATACGGTCCAGTCCTTGTTGGTAAGTGAGATCTGCTCGTACTGAGGCAATGCCCATGACGATGCAGTGTTCTGTGAATGATTTCGTGAAGCCGCCGCCGTTCATCATGGCGGTGCCGAATGCGGCTAGGTTGCCCTGGGGTGTAGTTGAAGATTCTGAGGTTTGAGGCACTTGGCTGATATTAATGGGTGTAGAGTTTCCGCCGAGATACTCCGGACGATACGTTACATCCTGAAAGGTCACGCCGAAGTGTGATTTGACAATTTCCGCATAGCGGGTTCCTGACCGTGCGTCGCGCTCGAGGAGTTTTTGGATCTGGAAGGCCTGGCGGAGCTCGTTAACGGTCGATGCTGTTGCTGATGAAAGGTCGGTGTAAAGCGTTCCGTTGGGGTCTACGTTCGTTACTGCTGAAGAAGCGTCCCAGAGATACCCCGTGCCGGCCTGAGAAGTAAAGCCGGCGATTTGTTTTGCTGTACCAGAGGAATTAACAGTTATTTGATTACCAGCTGCGAGGAATTCTACCGGGGCCGTTGTTCCGAGAGGAAGGTCGACCGCATCACCTTTTTGGAGCCAAGGAAGGCATGAGGTGAAATAGTCGTGACGTTTGCCGCGTGACAGAGGCGGTCGATCAATCTGAGTATTTAATCCGCCGTCTGGGCCATCCGTTGTAAGTAGAGGTATAGAATCTATCAGATTTTGGTCCCTGTACCATTCATTATAAATATGCGCATATGCTCTCGCCGGGAGCGCCGAAATTTCCAAACTGTCCTTCGTTATAGGTAAACCCATGTAATCGCCAACATCGCCAATACCGATGGCGACTGTTTCAGCGGTAGCGATGATTGGCACTGTATAATCCGTCGAATCCCCTGGGTCCGCTTGTTCTCCGCAGAATTTGCGGAAGTTATCCCAGATTTGTCGAATAGGTACTGAGAACCAGTGTACGTCCATGAACATGTTGTCCATGATCGGATAGATTGGTGTATTGAGCCGAGCGAAGAGTGTTGGATTGAGATTAAGTGTATCGCCGGGGAGTGCTTCATCAACAAAGATGGGTATAAGTTTTCCGGCATCGAAGGTAGTTTTATAGCCGTGTGAACGATTGAAGGTCGAGCGGGGAATGTCCGCTGTTGGTGCTTGGCTGAAAGAATGGGCCATTACTGATTGCATTATTTTTGCTCCATTATTGCGAGTATTGATTCTGTGAGTTTAAGCAAGGTATCGATGTCTTTCTGGTTTGCGATGTCTTCTGTTTTGTAAGTTCGGCCATTGCCGAGTTGTGACGGCGGTTCGTAGGTTTGAATAGTCGCCGCCTGGTCGTCGAATTCGCCGATTTTGAAGAGTGTGAATTGTTCGGGGTGTTCTGAAATATTGCTGGGTTTGTCTGAATTGATGTTGTCCGAAAATGCGCGGACCGCCAGGCCGTCGGTTTGGAACATGAACGGTTGCATGTAGGCTTTCGCGGCATCGTCGTATATAGTGTAGATATTGAGTTTCATTGTTTTATTTCCTCTAGGTTGCGCGATAACAAGGAAGTTTGCGCTTTTTTTACTTTCTCACGAACGATTAGCCGTTCATAAGTGCTGTTGTCGTGATCGAAGTTCTTTACTCTGGTTTGTTTCCTTTTTAGCATTTCCTCTGGGTCTTTCTCCTCTAGTAGTGCGTCGTAGTATTTCGGCAGGCTCATGACCATGCCATTGATTGTGATGTAATCTTTGTTTGTATCTGATGTGAATTTCTCCAGCCAGGTGTAGCCGATTCCGCGTGTACCGCTTTTTTTGGACCCTCTGCTCATGAGGCAGAATTCCGGTTCTATTTCGTAGATTTCTCCGGTTTCCCTGTCCGTGATTGCGTTGTGCATGTCTACAGCTGTTTCCGGTTCGCGTTTGTCGTGTTTGTGTTTTTTCATAACGTAGCGAGCTACGTAAGCTGCTGATTCGAAGGTTACGTGTCCTATTGTGTGGAATCCTTTTTTCCAGGTTTTTGCGAGTGTAGGTGACGTATAGAGCGCGTTTCCGTTTTTTATCGTGAGGAGTGTTTTATCCGGATAGTCATAGCCGAAGATAATGGCGTGATAGTGGGGACGGTTTTTCTTTTCACCGTATTCGCCACAGGCGAAGTATCTGATTGGTTGTTTGATTTCCTTGCGGAGTCTTTTGAAGAATTTTTGCAATTCTTCTTTATGTACTGATTTGTCCAGTGGGAGATGTGCATCGTCATAGGTTAGCGTGATGAATGAGTTGTGCTCGTGCATTTGGGCCTCGTGTACGCAGCGAATAGCCCATTGTCGCGAGTGCTCCAGACGGCAGCCGAAGCATCTGCCGCATGGGAGCGTAACCGGCATGTCGATATATCCGTGATTTGCGTTGAATACAATCGGACGTTTGCCGTTTTCATTAAGTGTTCTGCTCCGGTAGCCCTTTATAGGGGAGTAACAGGGCATTTATAGACGGGTTCCGCCACGCATGACGCGGTTGCCCAGGTTGCGTACATGAGTACGGCCTGCCGTCGCCGAGAAGAGTTTTTTGGAGCCTTTCGAGCTGAGTTTTTTACGTTTAGCCATGTGGTGTTACCTCGTGTTGTAAGAGATTG